CTTTACCGAGGTCAAGCCAGCCGCGGTGGTGCCTATCACGCTCATGGCGACGTCTCCTCGCGGGCCCAGTGCAGCTTCCACTGCGCAGCCAGAAGCGCGTACTTCAGCCGAGGCTGACGCCCGCTGAGCTGCGAGAGCGTGTTCCACGACGTGATTTTGCCCGGTTTGCCGTTCATGGTGACGGTCACACGCCCAAGGATGGCGAGTTCGCACAGGCGCTTCACCTTGGCATGGTCGACAGCGCGGTCGGTGAGCTCAGGGACGGCCCGCGCCCCGACTGGTCCGAGCACCGCGGGGAGGCGCTCGCCGAGGACATCGAAGAGCGCCCTTAGTCGGGGGTCGAAGCTCTCCACGCCCCCGGTGAACAGCGGGACAAGCCGCGCGAGGTCGAAGGGCTCCTCACCCTCATGAACCTCGCCGGGCTCCACGAAGTCGCGCAGCAGCGCCATCGCCTCGGTTGCGAACGCTTCGACGGCGCCGCCTACGACAACGCTGAGCGCGGGCGCGAGCAGATACCCGAAGGTGAGCTCGAACTCGAAGTGATGTTCATCGGGGATGCGCGAGAGATGGTAGGTGCGCCCCTCGAAGTCGAGGTGGTGCGGATCGGCGGCGACGGGCCGCGCGGGCCCGTCTTCGGTGGTGTCGGTCATGCCGCAAGCCTACACCTGCGGCATGGCGAGCGCTAGCCGGCGCTGATCTCTTCGGCGTTCAGCGCTTCGACGTTGGCGAATTTGAAGACGTTGGTCACAAACACGCCTGACAGCTGGTAGGCCAACACCTCGGTGTTGTCCGCGATGAAGTTGCGCACCGGGTCGCCGAGGATGACGCATCCCGAACTCGACCAGCTCGAGGCCCCATAGACGGCCTCGAAGCTCAGGGGCCGCCCCGTTGCACGCGACACGCCCCTCGCCTGCTGCAGGAACTGGTCATCAGCCGATCCCGGCATGATGTTGAGCGTGGCGGTGTAGACGTCCGCGGGGTTGAACACCAGCGAGGACGTCCGGAACATCGCAGCCACGACGGTCGCGTCGGGGGATCCCTTCTCCAGGGATGCGATGGTGCCCGCGGCCGGCAGAGCGGTCATGCGCTCGCCGCTCACAAAGAGGAACATGTTCTCGATGTTCAGGACGATAGTTTCGTTGCCGTTGCTCATGGGTCAATCCTCCTAGACGACTTCGAAGTCGCCCTCGACGGCGAGCGCGCGCAGCTTGGGGGTGATGGTGCCGGAGTAGGTGATCTTCCCCGTGGTCTTGTAGTCGCCGATTGCGACTTCGCCCTCGGGCACGCCATCGATGAGAACGAAGCTGGTCGACACGTCGGCGAGCACCCCAGCATTCACGAGCGGCGCGCTGTCCGTCTTGATCACGCTGGCCACGCGCTGCAGGTCAATGTCAGTCATGTCGATCCCAGCGGGGGCGCGCTGCAGTCGGTCAACAGTGGCGTTGATCGTGTACCACCACCAGTCCGCGGCCCACTGCTGGAAGATGAAGTTGCCCGCGGGCATGTTCTGCGAGGAGACGCCCTCGAGCGGGCTTGTGGGTCCGTCGAGGCGCTCTGACCACGCGATGTTGCGAGCCTTGGCAGTCGCGGTCTCGTCGCTCGTGCGCGAGCTTGTCACCGCAGATTCGGCGATGCCCGAGACCACGACGCGGTGCCATGCTCGAGCACCGGGGAAGGTCCCGCCCAGCACGCCGACCATGGCGGCCGCGAAGTACTCGACTGGGTTGGGATGGCTCCACAGCGTGACGCCGGTCGCGCTGATGGTCTGCCATTGCACCGCGAGGTTGTCGGTGTCCAGGACATCGAACACGCCCGCGTCGCTGTTCTGCGCGAGGATGTAGCTGCGCCGCGTGGTCGTGTCTGCGTTGCGCCAGCGTCGGGCTTCGTCGAGGTCGTAGTCGGCCGCGCCGGGCATGAGCACGCCCCAGTAGGGGATGAGCTTGTAGGCCTCGTCGAGGTCGTCATAGACGCCCACCGCGGGAGTCGTGGGCCCCGTTCCGACGTCGGGCGCGTTGGCCGGGGTGCCGACAGCTGCACTGGTCAGCACGAAGGGGACGCCGGGGTCATCGTTGGTCACGGTGAGCGTGTCATCATCGACGATCGCGCCGGTGAAGCCCGAGCCGACCAAATCCGCGATGAATGCATTCCTGATCTCGATGTCGGTGTTTCCCACCGCGATGACCTCGGCGATCTGGACCCCAGCCTCGAACAGGCGATAGGTGTCGTCGGCGGTGCTCACCAGATCGACTGTCCAAGCCTCGGCGACGGCGGTCTCTCGGGAGATCATGACGACGCCGGACACAGCAGCAGCGAAGGGCGTCTGCGCGAAGATCGTGGCCATCGCGTTGTAGCCCGAGAAGCCGGTCCCCCATCCATCGTCTTCGAGTTCACCCACGGTGCTGTAGCGCTTGGCCTTGGGCTGTCCGACGGGCGCGAGGGGGGCGACAACGGCGAACACGCGCGCGGTGTCGGGGGGCGGAGCGGGCGTCTTGGCCAGCTTCGTGCTGATGTTTTTCCAGTCGCTGGATGGCATGTGTTCCTAGTTGGGCGCGAAGTGTGTGGACGCGTAGCGCAGCGCGGGGTCTTGGAAGGCGATCGTGGCGTAGCCCTCGAGCGCGAAGTCGAGGGTGGCGAGGCCGGGGCGGCGGTCGGCGGGTAGCTGCGTCGTCTCGAGCAGCACGCCTTTGTACTGCCACCCAACGCGCTTGAGCGCGGGGATGAGCGTGCGGCGCGTGTATGCCTGGGCTCGGCTCATGAGCTGGGGGGCGGTCCCATAGCCACGGGTCTCAAGAGAGCGGAACTCGACGCGATAGGTCATGCGAGACCAGCGCGCGTGAATCTTGGGCGTGCGCTCGACCAGGGACGTCACGGCCACGACGCCAGCGGGCGCGCAGCTGAACAGGGGCTCGGGCTCGGACCCGTCCACGATGATGCTCGCGGGGTCCTCGGGGTCGGCGCTCGCGGTCACGCCAGCGGGCAGCTCGGCGATGAACTCGGCGAGCAGCTTCACGGCGCCCGCGTCTGCATCGTCACCTCCGAGGAGGTCGACCTCGATGCGTGTGGGCTGCTCTGTGCGCCCGAGCCGAAAGTCGATGCCCGCGGTGTTCGGGCCGCCCGCGGTCACGGTGACGCGCTGCTTCATGATGCTGGGCACGGGGCGGATCTCGTCTTGGCCGATGGCCGTGTCGGGCGACAGCTGCAAGATGAACGCGCTCGGGGGCGCGGGGATGGGGGCGCCGGCGTCTTGGCGCTCGGGGAAGTGCACCGCGATCCCGGGGTTTGCGGCCTGGACCCAAGCGCTGATCACGTCCTCGATGCCCTCGATGTTGATGGGCTGCGTCATGTGCCACGGTCTCCGCGTCGATGTAGCTCAGAGGCGAGAGCGCGCAGGGGAACCTGCGAGGTAGGCGGTTCGAATCCGACCATCGACCTTTTCACGCTGCCCCCCGGTCCTCGGCGACATAGCGCCGGCTCGGGTCGATGAGCGGGCCCTGTTCGTCGAAGGGCTCCTCGCTCGTGATCTCGTAGATGCGGCCATCGAAGACGACGCGATCCCCCGGGGCTCCCTCGGTGTAGTCGGCGGGTGCGAGCTCGAGCTGCGTCCATCCCAGCGGGGTCCCGGGGTCGTTGACGTCGTAGGCGGCTGCGAGCTGCGCGAGGGTCACGTAGATGTTTACGCCGCCCTGGCTGCGGTCGCCGGGGACTTCGCGGTCGAGGACTTCCCCGCGGGTCTGGATGTCCATGGCGACCATCGCCGTGATGGGGCCCTCGGGCGTGAACCTGCCCACGGCATCGCGACTGCCGGGCACGCGCCGAGTGACGGTGCGCAGCGCGTCGGAGACCTTGATCTGGTCATCGATGAGCGAGAAGGTCACTCTGGCACCGCCGAGCTTGCGACGACGTCGGTTTCCATGTCGCCGATCATGTCGCCGCTGTCGATGAGCTTGCGCGGGTCTCGACGTTTGGCGGCCTTGCTGAGCGCCTTCCCCTGGACCTTGCCGGTCGCGACATAGGACACGGCAGCGTCGGCCGTGGTCTCGGCGAGCTCGCCAAGGGCCTCTTTGGCGGTCGAGTCCCCGTCTACGACTTTCCCGATCTCGCGCTCGGATTCCGTGCCGAGCTTGGGTGTGATGGCGTCCGTGCTCGCAGACAGCCAGGGGCGTTGCGGCACGCCTTCGCCCTTCTCGTGGCGCCACCCCTTCTCGGCGCTCTCCTGGTCGAACAGCCCCGCGAGACCAGACAGCCCATCGAGCGCGTCGAGGCGCTTGGCGGTCGCGTCAAACTTGGCGCTGTCGTCTGTGATGGTGATGCTCATTAGCAGGGCTGTGGGGGTGGTGGCATGCGCCGAGGGGCTGCGTCGACGGTGGCCAAGATGTTGTCGAGCGCGAGCCCGTAGGTCGTAGATCCGTGGGGCCCAGAGGCGGCCGAACCCGTCGCGCGTGTGACGGACTTCCCGCCGCGAGACTCTGACGTGATCGAGCCCGCGGGGGCAGCGGGGCCCGATCCGAGCCCCGCTTCTTTCATCAGGTGGGATGCTTTCAGCATGACCCCGATGTCGGGGTCTTCGCCTGCGCAGAGCCACTTGGCCGAGTTGATGCCAGGCGTGGCCACGGTGATCCAAAAGTTGACGACCGCGGGATCAACTCCCGCAAACTCGGGGTTGAAGTCGTCTGGAAACACCACAGCCATCGCGGCCTAGGCCTTGGCCTTCTTGACCTTGCCGGTCTCGGCGAGCGATGCGGCCTGCTCGAGGATGCCGTCGAGGTTGAAGACGCGACGTCGTCGAGCTGCCGAGAGCCGGCGCTTGAGCGCGTCGACGACGTCTTCGTCGCGGCGAACCTTGCGCCCACCGTCGAGCGGTCGGCTGGATTCGATCTCGAGCAGCGCGGCGAGTGCCTGGGGCTGCTCGGTGCGTGCGGCAAGCGCCGCGAAGCTGTGGCGAGAGCCGTCGCGCAGCTTGGCCATGCTCGTGATGGTGAGCTGCTGGCCGTGCTCGCCTTCAGTCGTCATGCGCGCGGCGATGGGCCCGTGTCCCTTCGACACGTCCCACAGGTCGCCATCGAAGATGTTCAGCCCACGCATGAACGTGATGGGCTTCTTCGCTCCGGGGGCGATGGCCGTCCAGCTGCCCTCATGCGCGAACTCTTCGTCTGCGCCCGTGCGCCCGCTGTAGATGACCCACGCCGGACCGCTCGATGCGGTGGGCTCGGGTGTGGAAGTGGTGCCGCCAAGCGACGCGGATGCGCCGGCTTGGGGCTCGAGTGCCGCTCGCGCGGCTTGCTTTGCGTTTTTGCTCATGGCGTCGGTCTATCGGTCAGCTGGGGGGCTGATTGAATCGGCAGATCCGCTCATAGCGGCGGTTGATGCAGCCTGCGTCTTGGCCCAAGAAGAGGAATGTCGTTCCCAAGTACTTCTCATCGAAGGGCCCGAACATGCTTGGGGTCACGGTGGACTCGAGGTAGAGCTCGCTGCTGTCGGCGCTCCACATCTGCCAGATGGGTCCGCCGTCGGGGCTCGCGTCGAGCAGGCGATCATCGGTGATGATGTTGTCGAGCCACGGGAACATCGTCAGAGCCCATGTCCAGAATGCCGTATCGCTCCCGCTGTCTCGGAAGAGACGGATCAGGCGCAGGCGATGCAACTCGGGCATGCAGACGCCGGTGACCTGGCGGTTGGGGTTGGCCCGTGTCCAGGTCAGCTCCATGATCGACAGGTTGATCATGGCCTGGTCGAAGGTCAGCGAGTTCGCGCCCAAGTTGTGCGGCAAGTCCATCGTGAGCGCGCGGCCCGTGTTGAAGAATCCTTGCTTCTTGCGCGCGACGTTGCCGAAGCTCGCGGTGCGCTCCATCTTCTCCGCCATGGCCATGATAGCGGCCTCGCGGTTCTCTTCCTGGACGTTGCGATGGTCGATGTGCGCGGCCTGGAGCAGCTCGAGCTCATCCCACCCCATCATCACGCCGTAGTAGCCGATGGGATAGCTCTTCTTGGTGTCCGTGCTGCCCACTTTCGTGAGGCTGGCGAGCCCACCAGCGGAGACGTCTCGCGCCTCGCCGGTCAATCCGATCACGTTCCAGGACGCCTCGAGCTGGCCCCAGGCGACTTTTTGCGCCACGGGGAGCAACGGCGCGCGCTCGCCGGTCATGCCGGGCACGAACAGATAGCGCGTGTTGTTGGTGCGGGTGATGGTGGAGAGCTGGGCCTCGAGCGCGTTCGTGACGAAGGCGCTCGCGTTGTCGCGCATGCTCTTGGCGTCGAGGCGGGCGAGCTTCTGGCCGTCGACGGTCCGCGCGTGGTCGAACTTGTCGGCGGCGTCGAGGCGGCCGAAGTGCTTGGCGATGCGGCTGATACTGTCCGCCTTGCCGTCCACGCGGAGCGAGAGCAGGCGAGACGAGCTCATGCCGAGCTGGTCGGCGACATCTTGGAGTGATCCTGTGTAGTTCATGGCGAAGCCTTATGGGTGCGAAGCCAGGTAGGCGCAGGAGCCGAACTTGGCCGAGCTGCGCAGGGTTTTGACGCCGGGGTAGGCGAGTGTGTTCGCCCCGTCCGCGGTGTCGGTGAGTGCTCCGACTTCGTCGAGGCTGCCGACCGCGATCAGGCGGATGTAGAGCTGAGCATCGATGGCGACGTTCTTCTCGGCGTAGGCGGTCCCGCTGCCCCATGGGGTGTAGACCAAGTCCTTGCCGCGGTTGTAGCCGCGGTGCTTCTGGCCGATCTCGACGGGCGAGCAGAAGCTCGAGTCCACCACGATGCCGAGGATGTTGGCCGCGGTGTCGCCGGCTTTGGGCAAGCGCGCGATCGGGATCTCGTTCTCGTCGTAGCCGTCCTTCATCACGACGAAGCCGACGGGGATCAGCTCATCAGCTGCGCCGGTCGTGGTCTGCGTGCTCGTGGTCGCGCCGGTCGCGGTGAGCTCCACGCTGAAGATTCCGCCGGGTACGGTGGCCTTGAGCTGCAAGCCGTCGGCGATGTTGGCGTCGGCTTCGTCGGTCTTGCTGACCAAGACGATATCGGTGACGCGCTGAAAGTTGCTGATGTCGTTCAGGCTGCCCGACGTCTGAGCATCCTTGAGCGCCTGGACCAGACCGGCCGCGGCGTCCTCGAGCAGAGCGGTGGCCGCCGTGAACTCCACGACGACGGGCGCGAGGTTGTCACCCCAGGCGAGGCCCGTGGGCGTGCCGATGGGGGTGATGGTCAGCGTGAGCTTGTCGGTGGCCGCGATGCTCGTCGTGAGCACGAGTTGCGTGGTCTGCTGCGTCGCGGGGTACAGCGCGGAGAGCTCCTCGCGGTACTGGCCGTCGTACTTCTTGCCGGGTGTCGGGAGCGGGTTCTCGGGCTTCGAGCCTTGCTCAAATTCGACCGCGGTGAGGCGTTGGGGGTTCCAGTTGTCAGGCATGGTCTACTCCGTGGTCTTGGTGCGGCGGCCATCGGCGCGACCGGCTTGCTGGGTGAGGGCGTCGTACTTGGCGCGGACTTTGGCGAGATCTTCTTCCCCCGAGTCGCTCGAGTCGCCGCGGGCAGCGGCGACCGCGGACATGAGCTCCTCGAGAGGCTTGGTGTAGACCGCGTCCCGCACATCGCGGAACATGCCCTTGAAGTCGAGGCGCAGCGCGACGGCTTGGTCGGCCGGGCTCAGCTCCGAGATGTCAGCGGCGCGAGCGGCGTCCATCTTCCCGAGGCATGCGAGCTGCACGGCGGCGGTGCTCATGCGAGCCCCATCTGCGCGGCCGTCGAAGTCTGGGCCGAACACCGAGCGCGCCACGTACATGGTATCTGCACGCGAGTCCTCGGCATCGTGTCGGGCTTTGATGGCGTCGGCGCGGCGCTTGGCCTTGGCGGCGTCCTTCTTCTCGGTGCCTTCGTCCTCTTCCATCTCCTCGGCGGGCTCTTCCTCGGGCTCTTCTTCTTCCGCGTCGGCGACCGGCTCCACAGGGGCTGGAGCTGCCGGGGCTGCGGTGGGCGTAGACGCGAGGCCCGACAGCATGGCGAGCATGTCCGGGTCTGTCGTGTCGCCGTAGATGTCGACCCAAGCGTCGGCGCGAGCCTTGCTGGTCAGAGTTCCGGCCTTGGCGAGCTCGTCGAGCTTGGCCTGATAGAGTGCTTGTTTTTCCATGGGCTGCTCTTCGTCTTGGGTCTCTCGTTGGGGCCATGACCATGACTTCGCCATGGTCCCGAGGTCGTAGTACATGGGCCGCGCGTCCATGCGCGAGGCGGCGACATCTGCCAGCATGCGGCGCGTCGCGGGTTGGATGATGCTGCGCTGCGAGGAGTCGAGGACCACGCGAGCGGTCCCGGCGTTGCCCTCGGGGACGCCGGCCATGTGGTCGCCGATGATCTCGGTCTGCGTGCCGGCACAATCCGCCCCGTGCTCGCTGACGCCAGGAGCCCCGTCGGGAGCGGTCACCGGCTGCGCGAGAAAGTTGGTCGTGTAGCCGTTGGACAGATCCACAACCTCGACGCTCGAGATCAGATCGTTCCACTCGGCATCCCACACGATGAGCCGGCCCTTGGTGTGGATGCGATCCGCGGCCCACGCGACGCCCTCGGCAGTGCAGCCACGCACGGGATAGGCGCCCTCGCCGAAGGTCAGCCCGAAGTTTGCGTCGGGGTGCAAGAGCGTGCCGGGCAGCGCGCCAAGCGTCGCCATGCTCTTCTCGACCTCGTCGAATGGGCGGTACTCGTTTCCGTCGGGGTAGGGCTGCACGCCCCAGCGAGTGAAGAGCGCGTCGTAGGCAATGCGCCCGTTCGGGAGCTCGACGGCCGCGTCTCGGCGCACCTGGAAGCTGTCGCGGCGGATGGCGCGCCGTATCCGCTGCTCGCTCATCCGCGGCGCTCCTGTCGCTCGCCGTCGGGCTTATTCGAGGGGGTCACGCTCTCGGGGTCGATGATGCGGCCGCCATCGGAGCGGCGCTGCTCGCGTTCAGGCAAGGGCCCTGCCGGGAAGGTGTGGCGGCCGGTCATGCGCCCATGGTGCCAGCCAGCCGCACAGAGCGCAACCCGGCATGTAAACACCGCCCACATGCATCTTGCAATTACGCGCGGGCGTAGGGGGAGATGGAGCGGCACGAAGAGCGCTTCTTTGCTCGGGCCCTGGATGGTACGTTGGGGCATGCCCGAAAAGCCTCAAGTTGCCCTCTCCCATGCGCAGGTTGTCCTCGCGCTCAGGTCTCTCCTGATCCGAGCGTCAAAGATGGCGACATCCCCGGCCGATGTCGTCGCCATCGCGTCGCTGATGCATGAGTATAACCAGGCAAAGGATTGGTTTGTGGTCCCAGAGTGACCGACAAACGCACCATCATCCTGGGCGGGCCCAAGACCGGCAAGACCACCTCAACCGCCCTGGCCCGTGGATCGTCGAAGGTGTGGCCTGTGCTCGAGCGTTGCGGAAGTGGCTCGCGGTCAACCCCGCCCCGGCCGTGCGCCACTACCTGGAGCGCGTGACTCGCCCCTGCGACGAGATCATCGTGCTCACCGTCGCCCGCGTCGAACTCACCCCTGGTCAGCGCTCGATGGCCAAGGGCTGCGCGACGGTCTGGGCGGAGATCGAGACCGAGCTACGCCGTCGCGGAGTCACTATCACAGCTCAGTAGGCGCCCCAGCGGGCCGCGACGCCATGGCCAGCGTCAGGCCTGGACATGCGCTCCGCACAGCGGGTGATGGCGTACACGAGCGCGTCGACGCGGTCTTTCTTGTAGCCGGTCTTCCCCCGACGAAAGCGCGTCATCTGGAACTCGAGGTCGGCAAGCGGGGTGATGGCGCCCGGGGCGGTCATCGGCCAGCGCACATGCCGGACGCGCCCGAGCTCGTACAGCGTCAGCACGGGCTCGGCGCGGGTCTCCTTCCCGTCTCGAGCTCGAACGTACCTCGTTGGCACCACATGCCGTGGGATCTTCTTGTGACTCATGAGCGCCGCGAGGTTGCGCTCGATGAGCTCGCCGCCCCCGTTGCGCTCGATGACAACCTCGTCGGCGCGGCGCCCCTGCCACACGTTGGCGAACCCGTCGAGCGTCTTTTGCGCCCAAGCCTCGGGACCCGCATCGATCGTCCAGTCGGCGAAGATGTAGATAATGCCGTCGACACCGAGCAGCGCGGGGATGATGCCGGTGTCTGCGCCCGCACCCGCCTTGTTTCGCGCGACGATGTCGGGGTTCACGAGCTGCAGCTCTTCACCCTTGCCCTCGACGGCATTGTCCACGGCCACGACCGCGAACATGATTTCGGGCACGTCCTCGGGGGCGCACGTCCACCGGTCGATCAGCGGCTGCTGCCACATGGCGCGCGGGTCGCCGGTGAGAAGCCCGGCCTCGAGTTCCTGCTCGCCTTGCGTAGTCCCGCCGTAGCGACGCTGCAGCTCTTCGACCGTGGACGATGGGAGGTTGCGGGCGTTCTTGAACGTGCTCCACACGCGCTGAATTGTGTTGCGCTTGTTCTCGGGGCGCGTGCCGGCGGCGACCTCGGCTTCTTCTTTTCGCGCGTCGGCGTCGAGGCGCTCGACAAAGGGCGTGGGCTTGGGCGTGCTCGTGAACACCGCTTGGGGGGCCTTGCCCAAGCGCAGCGCCGGGTTGAGCAGGTCGAACACCTCCATGCCCTTGGCCCATGCCGCGTATTCGTCGCCCCAAGCAAAGCCGAATTGCGGCCCGCGCAGGCGCTTGGGCTTCTCGGCGCTGAAACAAAGGGCCTCGACGCTCGCGCCAGCTGCTGTCGAGTGCCCCGCGGCTGGGCCAACGCCTGGCCAGCGAAGCCGACCCCCGTGGCCGTAGCCGGGCTCCCATGTCGGCATGAACCAAGGGGCCGAGCACGCGAGCACGCCAGACTCCCCCTCGACCATGGTGATCCTGATGTCGCCGTGCGTCGGGGCGATGAGCGCGATCTTGCCCCCGCAAAGCTCAGGCTGCGCGGCGCGCTGGATCGTCATCTCGGAGCCTGCGCGGGTCTTGCCGCCGCCGCGGCCAGCTCGGAGCGCGAGGAAACGCCACACGACGTCATCACCGGGCAGCTGCTGCTCGGGCCTGCCCCATGCCTCCCAGTCATACAGAAGGGCATCTAGCGCCGTGATGCCGGGGGAGACTTCACCGGCCTCTAGTTCGTCGCACAGGCGCTCTTTGTCTTCGTCCGAGCACTCGCGCAGGTACTCGACGATCTCGCGCGTGGTCTCGAAGTCCACCAATCACCCCTTGCGATTCGCGAACTCCAGCACCTTCCAACGGGTCTCGCCGGGGGTTGGGACGTTGGACACCTCTGCGGTGACCTTGGACTCGCGGAGCTCTTTGAACCAGAGATTGGCAAGGATGTTGGCGGCCTGCCCCGCTGCCTTTCCCCCGGTTCGCAGGTTCTCGCGCAACTCGGCGAGCAGCCAGCGCCGGGTCTCCTCGCGTCGAGAGTCGAGAGCCGTGGACCAGTCCGCGTCTCGTTTCCGCCAGCTCTTGAGGGTCGACTCGCTCACGCCCAGGCATTCGGCGCACAGGCGCATGGTGTAGCCGTCTGCCACGAGCATCTCGACGATCCCCTTGATGAGCGACCGCTCGGCGGCGCGGAGCTGCTTGGCGTCGGCCTTGATGCCGGCTTCTTCGAGGACGCGGGCAAAAAGAGCCTTGATGCTCACTGGCTCGGGCTGCTCGCTCACGGTTCGCCCTCTTCCATCTCGGGCTCGGGTTCATCTTCGAGGCTCGCGGGGTCGGCTCCACCGCGCAGGAGCAGCGCTTTTTTGATGTCGCGCTCGCTGTAGAGCGGGACCTTCGGGTAGCCCGGCTTTTTGTACGCGGTGACCTCGTAATCCTTGGCCACCTTGTGCACGAGGTTCGCGGTCACCCCGAGCGTGTCGGAGAGTTCGCTGGCATCGCGGGCGTCGGTGGGGGGCTGTGCCTCAGTCCAGGCGAGCCCGAGCGCGTCCGGGGCTTCGTCCTCTTCCTGCTCGAGGTCGGCGCCCTCCTCGGGAAGTTCCTCGCCGGGCACGGGCTCGGTGCCATCGGGGGGGACAACCTCGGCAACATCTTCCTGATCGATGCTCAGTGCGCCTTCGTTGCCCTCGACGAAGCGCTGTTTGATGATGAGCGGCTTCAACCCGGGCGACATCATGGCGTAGATCTGGTCTGTCTCTGCGTTGGTCTTTCGCGTGGTCGCGCGCTCGCCCTGTGTGGGCTGATAGAGGTTCGTGTACTCGACCCCGAACACCTCGGGCACGCGGCCCCCGGTTGGCCCGTCCTGCGCGGCAAACACGATCTCCAAGACCATGATGTGCCGCGGTGCGAGCCAGCGGACGCGCTCGCCATCCATGTGCGTCGACCAGCTCTTCCAGTCGCCCGCGTTCTCTCCCGAGTTCAGGGCGCCCGGGTTGTCCCCGAGCGCGATGCTCGGGGTCTGCCCGGTCCCGCTGGCCCACATCTTTGCCGTTGCTTGGCCCACCTCGGCGATCCCTCGAGCGTCACGGGAAGCGGTCACGAACTGGTCAGCGTTGCGGCTGCGCCCGTCCTGGCCGCCATCGTATCCGCCGTCGAGCGGCAAAAGTTTGTGCTGCGAGCGGGCCTTCGCCATCACGCCCAAACGCTTGGACACCGTGGCTTCACCGCCGTCCTTGCACAACATCTCGCTGAGCTCGGAGAGCACGACAACATCCTGAACAACCTTGAGCGCGATCGAGCCCAGTTCGTAATTGCTTACGTGCATCGCGTCGCGCTCTTGCTTGAGCGCGTCGAGTTGGCTGGCCCCCCATCCGTTGTTTTGATACTCGCGGCGCGGGGATAACCTAGATCCCCGCGCTGTGATGACTCGGCTCGCGTGCACGAAGCTCGCGGGCGTGGCCTCGGTGCGCGAGCTGCCGATCACGTAGTGCTCGGGGGCGCCGCCCTTCGTCGTGCGGATCGGCGTGATCTCGTCGCGCTCGAGTACCTCGATGCTCTTCAGGCTGATCACCCGGTCCAGTTGCACGGGCTCCCAAGGCTCGAGCCCGTCTTCGATGATCATCACGCCAGCGGCGCCGCCTACCATGTTACTCGTTGAGTAGAGCCTGCCCAGGATGTTGAGCACGCCGCGATCTTCGGGATAGGCGGAGCTGCCCACGCTG